CGGTTGCCGAACATTCAGTTAATGTATCTTATCTAGTTGAAGAAAAACTAGAAATGGAGGCATTATTACATGATGGTTCAGAAGCATTTATTAATGATATTTCAACACCATTAAAGCAACTTCTACCTCAATATAAGGTAATTGAAGAAAGAATTGAACGTGATGTTTGTCGGCGTTTTAATTTGCCTTATCCATTAACACCCGCAGTAAAATATGCGGATAAACAAGCATATGGAGTTGAAAAATTACAAGTAATGCATAATTATGAATATACCGAATATTTAAATGGTATTGAAATTCCAGATTTAAAAATCAAATTTCTAACTCATACAGAAGCAAAAACTGCATTTCTGGAAAGGTATTTTGAAATTCTAGGGAAGAAAGATGTAGTATGAGTTACGGTAAATTAACAGTATATACCGGACCTATGTTTTCTGGTAAGACTAGTAATTTACTACGTGAAGTAATCTGGAATAAGTTTTCTGGTAAAACAGTACATGCTTTTAAACCGTCCAAAGATACTAGATATTCTGTTGATGAAGTTGTGAGCCATGATGGAGTATCTGTATTGGCTCACAATATTATTGATGGTTCTTCTTTTCCAGATTATGTTTCGTCAGGCAGCATAGTAGCTATTGATGAAATCCAATTTTTTAGCTGTTATGGTGGAGTTATTGTCTGGATTGAAGGATTATTACTTAAAGGGATCGATGTTTTTGTAGTTGGTTTAGATTTAGATAGTAATGGTGTTCCATTTGAGACAACTGCTTATTTACTAGCAATGGCAGATGAAGTTCATAAACTAACAGCAATTTGTTCTGTATGTGGCGCACCAGCATCAAAAACTTTCAAGAAAATTAATAATAATGAAAGAATTGAATTGGGATCATCAGATTTATATGAAGCAAGGTGTAACGCTCATTTTATATAGAAAGTAAATGACTAAAGAAGAATTAGATTTACTATTTGAATATGATTATAATAGCGGCAAATTAATATGGAAAGTTGATCGAGGAGCATGTAGTAGAAACGGCAAGGTTGCTGGCTTTATTGGTAGTGATGGATATATTTCTATAGAAATTAATAATAAAGCCTATAAAGCGCATAGATTAATTTGGATTATGATATACGGTAAACTTCCTAATGATAAAGTAGATCATATTAATGGTATTAGACATGATAATAGATTATGTAATCTAAGGGAATGTTCTCATTATGAAAATATGCGAAACCGTTATAAAAATTCAAATAATAAATCTGGTTATAAAGGTGTTAGTTGGAGTAAAGATAAACAAAAATGGTTAGTTCAACTAATGGTAAATAAAAATAGAATCCATGTTGGACTTTTTAACGATATTAATGATGCGGCAGAAGCATATAAACTAGCCGCTATTAAATATCATGGAGATTTTGCTAAATTTAATTGAGGAAATAAATTGAGTTTTATCAAAGAAACATTTGACAATGAGAAGGTAATTCTATATAATGGCGATTAATAGTACTGAACAAACAAAAAGATATATAGGATTTGGGTTAAATGAAAATAAACCTACTTCAGAATTCTATCCATCACCAAGAATTGCTGTAACTAAACTATTAGACTATATGGATTTTGGTGAGGTTATAGCAGAACCAGCATGTGGTAATGGTGCAATTTCCTCTATTCTAGAGGAATATGGTTATCAAGTCTATTCAACTGATCTAAATGATTGGGGATATGGATTAGCGAACCATGATTTTCTTACAACAAGTTATTATGACGATTTAAAACTAGACGCCGTAATAACTAATCCTCCATTCAATATACCTAGAGGTATATCTGGTAAGTTTGTTGAGAGAGGGTTAGAATTAACAAAAAATACAAATGGCAAAGTAGCTATACTACAGAAGTTAACTTTTCTGGAAGGCGTAACAAGAAATAAATTATTCAAAGAACTTCCATTTTCTAAATGTTTAGTGTTCTCGGCTAGATTGCCAAGAATGCATCGTTTTGATTATGAAGGGAAAAAAGAAACATCAATGATAGCATTTGCTTGGTTTATTTGGGACTGGAAACATACCGGACCATCAGAATTAGATTGGATTTAAAGGAAAATAATGACAAAACACTTCACTACTGGTAAAGATGATTTAACTGGTAATTCATCTGCTTATTATAAACTTCCTGAAGACGCTACTGATATTCAGGATTTAATTGAATTTCGTAATATGAATTTTGCTCAAGGAAATATTATAAAGGCAATCTACCGCATTGGCGAAAAACCCGGAGTAGATGCAATCTATGATTTAGAAAAGATCATTTGGTTTGCTAATAGGGAAATTAACAGACTTAATAAAAACAATATTTGGATAGCACCAGCCGCCCCTGCATTAACAAAAGCTGAAAAGAACTATAAAGATATTATTGAAAAGGAAAAAACCTTGGTCAGTAATATCATGAAGAATATTAACATTTCTCAACCAGTTGGTACGGAGATTGTTTATACTACTGGTGAAAAGGCGGGTCAAACAGTCGATCCAAATGATTTTATCGAATCAGAGCACCAATTATTCAATATCGTAGAACATGATTCTAGTCACGACAACATCATCAATAGTATTCGGGCCAAAGCACAAGAAAATTTTACCAAAAAGGTAGATACTCAACCAAATTTGGTTGACAAGTTGGCCGATACGTTCTATAATGAATCATCAATTGATGATGAGTTTATAGTGTTTGCTGCTCCACAAGCTACCGCTAATCCTACATGGGATATTCCGGTTGGATGGCTTGAAGTAAGTGAGGAACCTATTCCTGTAGTAAATACAGAAGTTGTGGCTAATTCGGAAATTACTTTTAATAAAGTAGAAGCAGCAACTACCCGAAAAGCTACCAAGAAAAATAAATCAAAGGGAAAATAATTTAATATGCTGTCTCAGGATGAATTAAAAACTTTATTGGAGTATTGTCCTGAGACAGGTATATTTTATAGAAAAGTTAAAACCACTAATAGTATTAACGCTGGCGATGTAGCTGGATGTATTAATAGTATTGGTTATAGGACTATTAGTCTAAATAATAGAAGTTATTTGGCGCATAGACTTGTTTGGTTGTATGCTTTTGGGTATTTCCCTAAATTTATAGATCATATAAATGGAGATAGGGGCGATAATAGATTAGCTAATTTACGAGAAGCTTCTAGATCGGAAAATAATAGAAATTGTGGAATGCGTTCTAATAATTCTTCTGGATATAAAGGTGTTTCTTTTGTGTCTAGATGTAATAAATGGAGAGCGTTCATTAACATAGATAATAAACAAATACATCTAGGATATTTTAATAGTGCTGTTTTGGCTAATGAAGCCTATAAATCGGCTTCATTAAAATATTTTGGTGATTTTATAAGAAAGTAAGGATATATTTTTTGGAAATCAAAACAACTCAACAAGAACTACAAAAAAGAAAACTAATGGTATGCACACCGATGTTCGGCGGGATGGCACATGGAAATTATTGTGCGGGAATGGTTAGTTTAGCCATTCTTTGTTGTCAATATGGTATCGAATTTCGACCATACTACTTATTCAACGAGTCATTAATTACCAGAGCGCGTAATTATTGTGTTGACGAGTTCCTTCGTTCGGGGTATACTCATCTACTATTCATCGATTCTGATATTGGGTTTAACGCACAAGATATTATCGCTATGCTTGCATTACAAAGTGATGAGTCAGAATATGACATTCTCGCAGCGCCTTATCCTAAGAAATGTATCTCATGGGAAAAGATCAAGGTAGCAGTTGATAAGGGTATGGCAGATGAAGACGCCGAAGTGTTGGCAAAGTATGTTGGGGATTATGTTTTTAATCCCAAGAATAATACTGGCTCATTTGCTATTTCAGAACCAGTAGAAGTTCTAGAGGCAGGAACTGGATTTATGATGATCCGGCGAAATACTTTTGAGAAATTTGCCAAGTCTTTTCCTCAGTATAGTTATATCCCTGACCATGCTAGAACCGAACATTTTGATGGATCAAGGGAAATTATTCAATATTTCCAAGCTGAAATTGATCCCAAGAGTAAGCGTTATCTTTCGGAAGATTATTGGTTTAATCAAAAGTGTTGGGAAATTGGATTGAAGACGTGGTTGACTCCGTGGATTAGTCTGAACCACACTGGTTCAATGACTTTTGCTGGTTCATTGGGTGATATTGCTGCACTAGGTGTTAGTCCAACGGTAGACCCATCAATGCTCGCAAAAAATAAACGATCCAAGTAATGCGACACGCCAATTGATAACACAAGAACTCCTTAAAACTTTATTAGAATACGATCCAAGTAACGGTTTATTTACTTGGATCGTAGATAAAGGTACTATTAAATCTGGTAATATAGCTGGTTGTAAGAGACCAAATGGCTATATTACCATTAAAATAAATCAACGGTGTTATCTAGCGCACCGTTTAATTTGGTTATATGTATATGGATACTTTTCAAAAAGTCAGATAGACCATATTAATTGTATGCGATCAGATAACCGCCTCTCCAATCTAAGAGAAGCAACCAGTACTGAGAACAATATAAACCAATATAAAAAGAAATCAAATACTTCTGGATATAAAGGAGTTTGTTGGGTTAAAGATGAAAATAATTGGCTTTCCCAAATTAGAGTTAATGGTAAAAAATGAGATTAGGACAGTTTAAAAATGTCGAAGATGCCGCAAACGCATATAGAGAAGCTGCATTAAAATATCATGGAGATTTTTCTAAGTTTTAATATGAAAGGTATAATATGAACACAACAGAGTTTAGAATCTTATGGATGGAAGATGAATTAGATTTGATAGAGTCAGAAGCTGATCCATCTTGGCGTCATGGATGTAATATGGTTGAAGTCTATAAAGAAGTACACTCAGACACATATTGGCGAGTTCATTATCAACTATCTGGTGATGGTGAATATCATGGGCTTCGTGAAGAAGAGTTTGATTTAGAACAAGTTCAACCATTTACAGAAACAGTAACTGTTACAAGATTTAAAGCAGTAACTAACGAAACAAGTGAGGAACATAAAAAATGAATATTTTTAACGAATGGTATGAGAATTCAATTAAAGTAGAGACAGCCGATGAGTTTATTAGGTTGTTTGTTAATGAAGATAAGAGTGTGGATGCTTTAGAATCTTATCTACAAGATGATGTTCTTGTCGTCAAGAAAGGCGATGTTATTTATAGTTATACTATAAATGTAATTTATGATGCTGCGCTTAAGGTGTTTTCATGAGGCATACTTTACAGTTTGATCCCAAGACTATTACTATTCTTAAAAATTATACCACAATTAACCCTTCCATTTATTTTAGGAAGGGTTCTATCATCGGAACTACGTCTCCCTCTAGAACGGTAATGTCATATGCCAAAGTGACAGATACTTTTGATAGTGATTTTGCTATCTATAGTCTATCTAAGTTTCTGTCAATTTTGTCCATTTTTAAGAATCCTGATATTATTATTGAGGATAAGTTCTTAACTATTAAGGAAGATGGTAGGTCAGTAAATTATACCTTCTGTGATCCATCTAATATTCGTATTCCACCAGAATATGATAAGGTTGATTTAGGAAGTCCATTAGTTGATTTCTCGTTGACTTCTGATCAGTTAGTTGGTATACTTAAGGCTACCTCGATCCTTCAATTACCTGTTCTAGATATTAGTAGTAATGGTGAATTAATCTCTATTCGCGGTTTCAATGAAGAGAATCCAAGCGATAACTCTTATTCCGTTGTAGTTGGGGAAAGTGATTTAACCTTTAATGTTTTTCTAGCAGTAGAAAATATTAAATTGATAGTTGGGGACTATAATGTATCAATCTATAAGACTCCAAAAGGAACGGTCATTATAAAATTTTATAATGATACGATTGAGTATTATAATGCGTTGGGAACAAATTCGGAGATATAATTATGAGTGAACCAGAAATGATTACAATTTTAAAGACAAGGTATGACGAATTGGTAGAAGATTCGATATGGTTATCATATCTTGAAGCAGCGGGGGTTGATAATTGGGAGGGGTTTAGTTATGCTTGTGATCTTCGTGAAGAAGATGAACTACAAGAAAAAGATGGTAATTAATTTAAAGGAAATATTATAGTATGACAAAACATTGGGTATGGTATCAAAAATACAGACCAGATACAATTAATGAGTGTGTTTTACCTGTTGGGTTGAAGGAACAGTTTCAAAATATTGTTTGTGAAGGAAAGAGTACCGATCTAATTCTAAACGGTTCTCCGGGTATTGGTAAGACAACTGTTGCTAGAACTATATGTAAAGAATTAGATTGGGATTTATATTTTATCAATGGAGCATTAAATGGTTCTATTGATACTTTGAGAAATGATATTCTTCAGTTTGTTTCTACCATGTCATTTACTTCTGAGCATAAAGTTGTTATTATTGATGAAGCAGATAGAATGTCTGCACAAATGCAGGATGGCCTTAAAACCTTCATGGAAGAGTTTACAGGCGTAACCTATATCTTTACGACGAACAACAAATCAAAATTAATTGGTCCTATTCATTCTAGGTCACAGGTGATTGATTTTGCTATTCCGAAGGATGAACAACAGAAAATCCTAGTAGGGTTATATAAAAGAGCAGTATATATTTTAGATTCTGAAAATGTTACATATGATAAGGCAGTCGTTGCTAAGTTAATTAGTAAGTATTTTCCTGACTTTCGTAGAGCGTTAAATGAACTACAGGGCTACTATATTAGAAATGGTTCTATTGATTCTGGTATTCTGGCTGCTATCCGTGATGTTTCATTAGCTGATCTTTATAAGTTCATGAAGGAAAAATCATTTACCAATGTGCGAAAGTGGGTAGCCGAAAATCTAGATTCGGATGTATCCGCTGTTATTAGAAAGATTTTTGATACAGCATCCGAAGTGTTTACGCCAGCGACAGTTCCTATGGTTATTCTAATTCTAGCTAAGTATGAATATCAGAGTACATTCGCAGTGGATCAAGAAATTTCTTTAACTGCCTGTCTAACTGAAATTCTATGTGATGCGGAATTTAAGTAATGTCAGTATTTGATTACGTTAAATCTATCAATAATCATAAGGAAATAGAGATAACTTCTGATTATAGTCAGTTTGTAATCAATAGAAATTTCTCATATTTCCCTGATACTCTATCATATGCCGCCGAGATAAACCAGTATCATATAGACGATCAATCTCATTTTAACTTTCTTTTTCATTCTATTCGTCCTAGAAATAGATTTACCAAATGGGCCAAGAAAGGTGAAATTGAAAGTTTAGAAATGATTAAAACTTATTACCAAGTTTCAGATAAAGAAGCTATGAGTATTTCAAAACTACTTAGTGAAGAACAGTTAGCTGAGATTAAAACCCTGACTGATATTGGTGGATAAATATATTATAACAATAACTAAGAAAAGGTGATTATAACTATGACTACACAACAGGCACTATTAGATTCATTCCTAGAAATTACATTAAACGATCCAAATGATTTTCTTATTGTAAAGGAAACATTAACTCGTATTGGTATTGCGTCCAGAAAGAATAACACTTTATATCAATCGGCGCATATCCTTCATAAGCAGGGTCGTTATTACATTTTATCTTTCTTAGAGTTTTTTAAACTTGATGGAAAGCCTTCTAATTTTACTGAGGAAGATAGGGCGCGTGTAAACACGATTGCCGCTTTACTTGAGGAATGGAATCTGCTAAAGGTAGTAAATCCTGAGAAATTTTCCAGTCGAGTAGCTATGAGTAAGATTAAAGTCATTTCTCATGAAGAAAAAAATGATTATAATTTGGTAAGTAAATATACAGTTGGAAATAAGTGGTATATTCGCCATAAATAAACGCGACAAAACAATAAATACTCCTGTAAGTAGTATTTTTTACAGGAGTATTTAAATTGGAAAAGTATGGTTTCGTTTATATTTGGTTTGATAGACATTCTAAAAGATATTATGTTGGTTGCCATTGGGGAACGGAGGACGACGGTTATATCTGTTCTTCAAATTGGATGCGTAGAGCCTATTATAGAAGACCGGAAGCATTTAAAAGACGTATATTAAAAACAAATATTCTAACTAAAAGAGAAATGTTTTTAGAAGAACAAAGATATTTTTCTATGATTAAACGTGAAGAACTTAAAACTAGGTATTATAATTTAAATATCTGGATTGAACATTGGTTATTGAAAGCAGATGAAGATGCTTTAACAATTAAACAAAAGATGAGGAATGCTAAGTTAGGCAAAAAACGCGGTCCTCATTCGGCAGAACATAGAGAAAAACTTAGACAATCCCTTATGGGGCATGTACAATCCGAAGAGTCAAAACTCAAGATGAGCGAAACAAGAACCGGCAAATATTGTGGTGACAATAGCTCAAATAAAGGTTTAGTTCGTTCTGAAGAAACTAAACAGAAGATAAGGGAAGCTAATTTAGGGAAGAAACATTCAGAAGAACATAAACGAAAAATTAGTGAACAATCTAAAGGCAGATTACATACCGATGAATCTAAATTAAAGATAAGCCAAGCTAATTTAGGGCGTAAACATTCAGACGAAACTAAAAGAAAAATTAGTGAAATTAAATTAGCTAAAAGAAAGGGATAATTATTATGAAACCTTATGGATGGCGTAAATATGAAGGCGATTGCTGCTGTCCCGGACATGATAAATTTCCCGGTGATACTTATGAAAGTAAGCTAAGTAAGAGGGCGCAAACGCGAGATACTAAAATACAACATCGCGTTGGTCGTCATAGAATGAAAAATAATCTTATAAAAGAACTAAATCAAGTTGAACTACCATAAATAACTAACAAACACTAAAATCGTGCTGACCACAGATTTTCGTTGACAGAGGTCTAAAAATCGTCTATAGTATTTGAATATTCCCTGATAGCTCAGTCGGTAGAGCAAATGATTGTTAATCATTGGGTCGGAGGTTCGAATCCTTCTCAGGGAGCATAAGCGCCCTGAGACAATAATAGCAATAGTAAGTCTATTATTGTCTCAGGGGTCAGCATTTTCACTATATAATATAATATAAAGTAACAAAGTTAATAATGAAAAGGTGATATATGAGTGTTGATCTTTCTTTTTATACTGTGTTTGGCCTGAAATCTGATTGGAATGATGATTTCATTGATGCATATAATGAAATCTATGAAACCTTTGATGGAAATACTGTCGAAGTAGTTATGGATGGCATGTGTGGTGAGTATATCGTCTTTGGGGAAGTAATATGTTGTACGTCACAATACGACGCAGATACTTCATTTACTGAAATTGATTTATCCTCATTAAATGATAGAGAAACCCGATATAAGAAAAAATTCAAAGAAGATTATCCAGATTTTTATCATTTGATTGATAAACCTTTTAAACTAATTTGTTTCACCCATTATTCGTGAGGTTGTATGAAACAACTTGAATTTTTAGTTAGAGAAGCATTTTATAATTCACCAAAAACTAGTTCATATTATTATATAATGGAGCCAATTGAAATAGCTTATGAATTGGTTGATGGGCAACGAAATATTGCTGAATATGTTTCAAATATAAATGGTGACATTGATAGTGATAAATTTGAAACGTTAACTATGACAATACAACAATTAATTAAAGGTGATTAATGGGGCAAATGACACATAAAAGATTGATCGTTACCGTCCCTTGTGAAGATGAGACTTTCAACAAAGTTATTGAACTAATGAAGTACGCCTCTTATAATAAGATATATTGGAAAGCGTTTATTCCACCAAATACAATGGAATATACTATTTCATATCTCTCTGAAACAGGGGTAGAAAACTGGAAGAACAAATTTAGAGAATTATTTATTGATTCTAAATACAAGAGTTATTGTTCTTTCAAAGTTGAGGATATGGAGAAAACACCATGACATATAGTTTAATTGATAGTTTAGTTAAGAGGGCATTTACTCATGCCATATTAAATGACTATTATATTCTTGGCTGGACAGATGAAGCAATTGCCAATGATATGATTGATTTTGATAAAGATATTGCTCAATATGTTATGTTCAATAGCACTGATATATATGCGATAAAATATAATGAGTTATTAACTTCTATTAATAAGTTTAGAAAAGGTGAACTATAATGTTTTCTTGGTTTAGAAAAAAAAGCGATGTTTTAACAGATGATCAACGCAAGTTAAAAGAAATTATTGCCATTTTATTTCCACCTGATGATATTAAAGTGGAAGATGATGGAACAAAATACTTTGTTGATTATTCATTGGATTCTAATTTACAGGGCGCATTAAGCGATCTGGAAGATGGGGTTAATGATATTATCACTCGTAATACCGTTAGACATGTTGTTGAACAACTCTATAAAGTTAGAGACATACTAGAAGAATTGCGTGATATTCCACCTGATACTAATTTTTATGAAACTCATTATAAAGAAAATAAAAATTATGAGATGGGGGTCATTGAAGAATAAGCGTATATAACAATATGTCGCATTGGTCGAGTGGCTTAGGCGATGGACTGCAAATCCATCTACGGGGGTTCAATTCCCTCATGCGACTCCAAAATTTACTATAAATAACTAATAATGGAAGGCTGGCTGAGTCTGGCTTAAAGCATCCGCCTTGAAAGCGGACGAACCGCAAGGTTCCGTGGGTTCGAATCCTACGCCTTCCGCCATTTTTAAAAAGGAATGTGACATGGTGAATTATACAATTGTTTCTGGTAAGAATAGTAAAAAATATATAGGAACTGTTGTTGGAATTGAAGGTAAATACTCTAACCTATTTGTAGATCGAATTATCTATTCCAATGGGGAAGACATATTTCATTCATGGCATAAAGATGAATATATTTGGGTAAAGACTTCGGAACTGCGTTAAAGATTATACTAATTTAGTGTAGTGGTTAGCACGTTTGATTGTGGATCAGGCAGGTATGGTTCGAATCCATAAATTAGGATATTATTAGGAAATGTGGCTGAGTGGACTAAAGCACCGCACTGCTAACGCGGCGAACCGTTAGGTTCCGTAGGTTCGAATCCTACCGTTTCCTCCATTTATGAAAGTTATATGATGCTATATATTTTGGTAGAATTATGTTTGATTATAATCCATTATTTTAAACATCGTAATTGTATTCATGATACTTATTTTGAGACAAGAGCATGTGATGCAATATGTATTAAATGTGGAAAGAATTTGGGGTTTATTCAAGATCAGCGCACTAAATTTCCTAAAGGGGAAGAATGGCGCAATCAACCTCACGTTCCTAGGTAATAAGGAGTCATAGTATGAATTTTTGGGATTGGGCTGATAGAAATCCTATTACTCTAATAATTATTGTGTTTATTCTATGTGTATCTATAGGCGGAACTATAGGTGATGTTGTACGGTTTAGTCACTAAATTAAGGCCCAAGAGCCAGATGGGAGATTAGTTTAAAAGTAAAACATCGGTGTTACATACCGAATTCAGCGGAGCGTTACCGTTATCTCCTACCAATATTTCATTAGGTTCGAATCCTATAACTCCCCACCAAACTATAAAATGTTCAAAACAATAAATACTTCTATGGGTTCAAACTTATAGGAGTATTTTATTGGAAACTTTATTTAATATGTCTAGTAGGACTAGATCAAAAGTAATTAAAAGAATGAAACTTTCTTGTTTTTCATGTGGTTGGGATAAAACAACATGTGACATTCATCATATAGTTCCGTCTTCAAAAGGCGGGACAGATAGTCATAATAATTTAACTAATTTATGTCCAAACTGTCATAGGTTGGCTCATGAAGGAAAATTAGTTTTATTTGATAATTTAGAAGATAAAATTGGAGATACTTGGAAAGAATTTTACCAAGTTAAACATTCCCCAACCAAGTTTAATAAAGAAGCTAATGCGCGATCTGCGGAAACGCGAAAAGAAAATAGTAGGTTAAAAGCAAAAATTGTTATCGATATGATTAAAAATTCTGGTGTTGATCTTACAAAAAGGGGATGGGTTACATTGGTATGTAATTTAACTAATATCCGTCATCAACATTTAGCTAGATTTTTGAAAAAATATGATGTAGGTTTTTATAATTCCTGTTACCATGCTGATAGGCGTCTCTAAATCGTTATGATATAAAGGTGAAATGATGAAAAAGTTTTTTATTGCCGCTTCCCTCGTTTTGGGGTTGACTTCAACTTCCTACGCTGATATAAATATCCTCGTAAACAAGTCCACCCAACGAATGACCGTCTCTTCTGGTTTTAGTGAATTTGATTTTAAAGTATCTACAGCGGGAACAGGACATGTAACTCCTCCTGGTACTTTTCATCCTATTTCCCTAGAAGTAATGCACCATTCAAAAAGATATAATAACGCTCCAATGCCTCATTCTATTTTCTATTCTGGTGGATATGCGATCCATGCAACTAATGCTGTTGGTCATTTAGGGCATCCCGCTTCTCATGGATGTGTTAGACTTTCTCCGCATGATGCAGCGGTATTGTTTAATCTTGTTAGAAATGATAGAAATACAACTATTAGAATTGTCAATAAGTGAGGTTAGAATTTTGATTTGGCTATTATTTTTTCTTCAACTCAAGCATTTTGTAGTTGACTTCCTGTGGCAACCAGAGTATGAATGGAGAAACAAAGGAACGCTATTTCATCCGGGTGGTATATTTCATTCTTTCAAACATGCTGTAGTGACATTGTTTATTCTAGCGATTTTAGCTAATCCAAAAACAATCTCTGTGCCTTCAATTTTTCTTCTCGCCACCCTCGAATTTCTCTTGCATTACCTAATCGACTACTGTAAGATGAACATCAATAGAGTAACGGGATGGAAAGCCGACACTGATCCTGAATTTTGGTATCTTTTGGGGTTCGATCAGTTACTTCACCAGTTGACATACTTAGGAATAGCTGCTATAGTCTTTTAATGAGTTTACAGCCTTAGTTTAGCGGTCAAGAACAGGTTTCCCCCTCAGAAACCAGACGGGTGTTCAAATCACTCAGGCTGTTCCAAATAAATATGTGGGAACGGTTATTATTTCGACCGAATAAAAGTTTCACACCATTCGTATAGCGGTCTTAGTACATTCCCTTCTCAGGGGAAGAACATCGGTTCAAATCCGATATGGTGTACCAAGTTTACAGCCGTCATCTAGCGGTCAAGGATACTGTCCCTCTCAGGACAGAGACGGAAGTTCAAATCTTCCCGGCTGTTCCAATAAATATAAGGATCATATTATGAAGTCTATTGTTAAAGCCAAAGAAATTCCAGTTAAGCCTGAATTTCCTACTCTAAAAACTAATAAGGTTGGTGATGTAATTCTTATCACTGGTTATTCTTCTTCATCCAGTAATTATTTTAATGGAACAGTAGTGGCTCTTTCTACAAAAGGGCCTTCTTTTACTCTTGGACACCACGCTGATTATTGGTTAGTAGAGCAATTGAATGATTTTCATGGCGAGGTTATTCTTTCGTCAGATTAAAGAAGAGTTATGTTAGATACTAGTAAATTGTTAGAGTTATATCCTGAATACGATAAATTAAATGGTCCATATATTCGTAAAGATGGACGAAAACATATTGTATTGAATAATTCATCATTACCTAAAGGTTCTGAAAATAAGTTAAAAACTATTTCATATCCGAAGGCATTAGTTGAAATACGAGAAGGAAGACGTTTAAATAAAGACGAAACGGTAGATCATGATGATCAAGATTTCACTAATGATGAATTAAGTAATTTGATTATTCGTGATAGAGTTGATCATTGTAAATTAGATGCTCGCAGACGAAAAGAAATACATGGAAATTGTATATGGTGTGGAAACGGTTTAATATTAACTCGTAGTCAATTAGATGGACGTAGCGTAGGGCCATTCTGTAGTAAAAAGTGTTCTGGAAAATATGGTGTTAGTGTTCAACGTGGTGGAAATCAATTAGAACGTATAGTTATACGTTCAGAATATTATAATTTAAAAAATTTGTGCGTGTAGTCCAATGGCAGGAGACAAAGGTCTTAAAAACCTAACAGTATCGGTTCGAGTCCGATGACGCACACCAATTCAAGTTTACAGCCGTCATCTAGCGGTCAAGGATACTGTCCCTCTCAGGACAGAGACGGAAGTTCAAATCTTCCCGGCTGTTCCAATATTAGTTAAGGTATTTTTTATGAGAACAGAAGTATATTTAAGAAGACAAGCAGCACTTCAAGCCAAGGTAACTTATTGGGAAAATAAGTTAGGAGAGTTTAAGAAACTTTGTAACCATCCTAACCTGACTTATAAATATGGTGCCTCAAGTGGTAATTGGGATAGGGACGAATATTATTGGATTGATTGGAGTTGTGACTGTTGTAATAGAAAATGGACTACCGATCAAAGTTATGATGTTAAAAAAGATATGTTAAAAAAATTTCCACATGCCAAAGAAATCAAAAGATGGTGATGTTAGTATGAAACAAATGATTGTGATGAGAACTGATTTGAATATGCGGAAAGGGAAGATGGTAGCACAAGGCGCTCATGCAAGTCTAAAAGCCGTGTTAGAAAATATCAATCATGTTGATGTGCAATTATGGTTGGCTGGTCCATTTAAAAAAGTATGTGTTTCGGTAGGATCAGAAAAAGAATTGTTTGAAGTACTTAACAACGCGAAAAAAGCTGGTATAATTACTGCACTAATTACCGACGCAGGGTTGACAGAATTTGGTGGAGTTGCTACACATACATGTATCGCAGTTGGTCCTGCGCCAGATGAAATGTTAGAAAATATTACAGGGCATTTGAAATTACTATAAATAGAATATGCGCTCGTGGTGGAATTGGTAGACACGCTGGATTTAGAATCCAGTGCCGTAAGGCGTGGGGGTTCAAGTCCCTCCGGGCGCACCAAAATTTATTGGGAAATCGTATAATTGGTAGTACGCTTGGTTTTGGTCCTTGTAATGTTGGTTCGAGTCCAGCTTTCCCAACCAAAATTATTTGCTGATAGTATAACTGGTAGTACGTTTGGCTCTGGACTAAAAAATTAAGGTTCGAATCCTTATCGGCAAACCAATATGGAGATATATTATGGGTAATGCTAAATATAGAATTAGATTTGATGATGTAGTAGTTTATAATGAAAATCTAAAAGAAAATAGACGAATTGACGCATTTAAATTGGGTATGGTAAGATATACTTTAATTTAAACCATAAATAGATAACAAAGCCTTTAAAGCATTGATGGCGATGCAGCGCCCTTGTAACGCGCAGAACTTGGTTCGATTCCGAGTGGAGGCACCAAAAGTTTAAAGTTATGCGGGGTGGAGCAGTCTGGTAGCTCGTCTGGCTCATAACCAGAAGGTCAGCGGTTCAAATCCGCTCCCCGCAACCAGTTGTGTATGGCCGAACCATACCGCAAACGTCAGCGTAGGCGTGACCAGCAAGGGGAGAGACCCGCACAAAGTTTAACTAGGTGTAGCGCAGTCCGGTAGCGCATTCCGTTTGGGGCGGAAGGGCCGCAAGTTCGAATCTTGCCACCTAGACATAAGCGCCCCGAAATAGTAATAGCAATAGTAAGTCTATTACTGTTTCGGGGGTCAGCATTTATTGTATTATCCTTTATTGGTAATGGTGACAAGAGTTTAGGGGCGGTAAGCTAACGGGAAACTGATGCCTTTGCAAGGCATACTTGAGGGTTCGATTCCCTCTCGCTCCACATTGAAGTCTCCAATACCATAAATACTAATAAACAGGTATTGGGGACTTCCTAATTTTCTACACTATATATAAATTAACAAATTTAATTAATGGCAGGTTTTATATCGGAAAACACCAGACTCTAGATTTAGAGGATGGTTATATGGGTTCTGGTAAATTAATAAAACGAGCTATTAAAAAACATGGTATTGATAATTTTTCAAAAGAATACTTGGGAATTTATGATACTGAAAAAGAAATGAACGTAGCTGAAAAGATTTTAGTTGTCATTGACTCGGAACTAAGCTATAATCTTTGTTCTGGTGGTCAAGGTGGATTTGGCTATATTAATTCTGAGCGTTTAAATTTTGATTTAAATTCGTTGTCAGATGAGAAATTAAAGCTATCAAGAGGAAATGGCGGAAGAACGAAATTTCTTCGATATGGATTTTCCGAGAGTTTTATTTTAAATGGTACTAAAAATAACTTTCTTGGTAAAAAACATACGGAAGAAACTAAACAAAAAATGAGCAAAAACCATAACCCCAATAGCCATCCGGTCGGGGTTAAACGTGGACCTTATAAAAAACGTAGTGAGAATATCACTTGACAAGTTTCTGCTTTCTTGCTAAAAAGGTAGACTAATTGGTTAGGTATCTACCCCTATTAAAAGGACACATGATGAACAAGTTTATTAAATATACTATTGCTGCACTAGCCTTGGTTGTTCCGTCTATTGCACAGGCGTCTGTTCAAAATTTGGATTTTATTTTTAAGTCCTTTACAGATACAGTTGAAGCATCTGGAACACTTGGGGTAAATCCACTAACCGGGGAAGTTGTTTCAATTTCCGGTTCCGTAGAAAATACTATTTTGGGTAAACAAACAATTGGTGGAATTGTTTTGAATACAAATTATCCATCAACTAGTTATAGTCCAGATGGTCTGTTCTATTATGATAATATCCTTTATAAGGATCATGCATTAGATATTGGTGGAATTCTATTCACTACAGTATCTAATACTGGATATTGGAATTTATGGGGAAGCGGACTAGGTAAATACACTCTATATGCTTCTGCTAATGGAGGTTATCCGGTTCAAGAATTTGGAACATTTACAGTTACAACAGTTCCAGAACTATCAACATGGATTTTGATGTTGACTGGTATGGTTTTTCTATATTATCTTGGCAATAAGCGTAAGGTAACAGTTTAAATAAAGTTTGCGAGGGTCTTCTAACTGGACAGGAAACTTGGCTTTCAATCAGGAAAATGCGGGTTCAACTCCCGTCCCTCGCACCAATTACTTTTGAAAATAGTTTCAAAAGTTCATAGTTCGGAACTGTGTGGTCGTGCCACACTTTGGGAATAGACTCCCGAATCGTTCAAGTGTAGGACGCCGGGCCAAATTATATGATGGATTTATAATGAAAACTATAATTGTGATGTTTATAACTATTACCGGTCAGCATTCATCTATTGCTGTGCCGGGATTTGATTCTATTAATTCTTGTATGGCTAATGCACCAATAATTTATCAGGAGTATAAATGTGCAGCTAATCCTAAATGGGGCGAGACTTGGTGCGGCATTAAATGTGTTGAATTAAATAAATAAATAAATAATATGGGATCATAGCTCAACTGGTTAGAGCATCCGCCTGTCGAGCGGAAGGTTACGGGTTCAAGTCCCGTTGATCCCGCCAATATAAAACAGGGTTGTCCGTAACTTGATGGTAAGAGGAATGGTCACTCCCTTTAAAAGGAGTAATAAATGTATATTCTAATCATAGCAGTTATGCTATTATTTTCGTCGCCAGTATTTGCTGGTCCAGTGTTTTATGGAAAGGCTAGTTGGTATGGAGTTGGCGACGGTTGTTCTCATACAACTGCATCTGGTCATCCATTCTCTGCTAAAAATCCGCACATTGTAGCACATAAAACTTTACGGTTTGGCACAAAATTACTGTTGACAAATGTCGCAAATGGGCGTAAACTTCAAGCAACAGTTCTAGATCGTGGCCCATTTGTTAGGGGTCGTGTTTTGGATGTTACCAAGGCCGGAAGAGATATTTTAAAGTTTGATGGTGTTGGTAATCTAAAAATAGAAGTACTTAATTAGACTAAGGATTTATTATGAGTTTCAAATACCTGATTAAGTCAGAAAAAGTCAGTGGGGAAGATTTTCCCACTGACTCTCTACTAATAGAGAGTTATGATGGTATGCTCTATATCCAACAAAAAGATGTTGCGTCTGATGAGGGGATTTCACCAAATGCAACATTTGAAGCAACAGTAGAATTTACAAAAAATCAAGCCAGACAATTGAAATTTCTTTTAGAACGATTTCTGGATGATAAATAAAGATTATGGGCCTTTCGTATAGCTGGTCGCGCGTTTAGGGGATAAGTGTTCTGGCGGCACATTGAGTTCCAACCTCAAAAGAGTGGGTTCGATTCCTACATCTCCTGCATTGAAGTCTCCAATACCATAAATGCTAATAAACAGGTATTGGAGACTTCCTAGTTTTTATAGGATGATTGAGTATGATGTTTAAACTTATTGTTCTAATATGTTCGGTTTCTGTTTCCCCATCTAATTGTAGCGAACAGACGGCGAAACAACATTTAGAAACACCAGAGTTTTCTAATTCATTAGATTGTCAAACTCAGTTTGAACCGTGGCTTGCCAAAATAGCAATTAAACCAATTCCGGGTAAGGAATACCCTAAAACAGTGTGTCAAAGGGTTAATAAACCATAAAGGATAATATAATGTTTCTAGACTTTCTAATCACTACATGGATTTTTTGGCCGTTGGCTTTGGGTCTATTTGTTCTTTTCGCCGCTCTAAGTGAAAATGATAAGGGTCCATTCGCCGGTGTTGTTGCCGCAGTAATCCTTACTGGATTTCAGTTGTTTTCTAATTATCAACCACTAACATATATTGTTCACAATCCACTTGAATCTCTATGGGGAGTTGGAGCGTATCTTCTGGTTGGTTTCGTTTATATGTATGTTAAGTGGAGTTTTGTTTCTCACAAGGCGGCGGCATGGTATAAGGCCAATCCA